GCCAATGATCTGTTAATGGCATCGCGGACAATTTTCCCCTTGCCACGATACATCACATTCATACCCGTGGTGTAAGCATAATGCGAACCTGCAACAAAACGTTTGTCAAACTTGCTGACATCAATGCCCAAAATATTATTACCATCAACTTTCATCAGATGATTAACTATATCCTGAGCTTCTGCATACACGTTTGTGCCCACAGCTATCCCATTCTTGATACGATGTTTCTTGAGTGCTGCATGAGCCGCACCACAATACATAATTTCTAAAATGAGGAATGCTAGTGTGCCGGGCCAATAAGTGCGAGCACCCTTGCCCTGTTCTCTTGGCTCATCTTTAAGGGCTTGCACACAAATATCAGCAAAAGTATCGCCAGCTTCCATGCGCACTACCATACGCTTAACTAGCTCAATAACTATTTTTGCCTCTGTGCTCTCCAGTGAGGGTATGGGTTGGTCACCAAAGATAAATTTTCGATCCTTGGCACCCAACATTGACTTGATCACCAGACCTACACCTTTATTACGTGCAAGTGATGATCTTTGGTTAACGTCACCCAGTTCATAGTCGCGCAACCCCATCACCACCTCTTCTGGTGTGTAGATATGAAGTTCAACATCTGAATCTGACAAAGCACACATTTCCTCAGCCATTTTGAAATTGACAAAATCATCAACAGCCTCGGCACACCCGTGATCAGCGTTTAATCCAAAACCCTCGATGCTCTCAGCACGGGGGTCCACCATCTTGCCATCTGCTTTGTATTTATGCAGAGTGACAGGATATCGCTTCTCAACCTCTGGGGGGAATGAATTCTTATAAACACTACCCACAATGTTGGATTTGTCATTGACATTACCCAACGGTATTGAACCCACTGTAGTCATACCTGTAACTTCATGTGATTTCGGATCATCCAATAACAATGGTGCAATCTCGGCATCCATGTCTTTACACACTTCAGACATAAGAATAGTGTAATCATTGAACATGTCACGAACTGACTTGTACGACACTGTACTCTCAGGGATCATATCAATTGTCAATTCAGCACCAGCCCCTGTATGGCCATCCCCACATAAATGGAAATAGGCCAACACGGGCTTATTAAACATCGCATGTTTATATGCTAACTGTTTGACATGATCATTGAAAACAAAACCAGGGGTTCCGCATTGACCAGCGGTTGTGGGATACAACACATCTATTGAC